ATGGTCGTACCAAAGTATACATCGATCCGTATGCAACTGTAGACTATATTAACGTTGGATACAAAGGTACCAATGCTTATGATGCAGGTCTCTTCTATTGCCCATACGTACCGCTGACCATGGTCCGCGCCGTTGGTGAGAATGACTTCCAACCACGTATCGGGTTTAAAACTCGTTATGGCATGGTATCAAACCCATTTGTTGGAGGCACTCCATCAAACGGTCTTGCTGCTGCAAAGTCTAACCAGTACTACAGAATCTTCCGCGTAGACAATATCCTCGACCATTAAGAAAAAAGAGAGGAACCAACCTCTCTCTAAGAATAACTACCAAGGGCGCTTTCGGGCGCCCTTTATTTATGTGGAAATAAAATAAAAAACATTGAAAATACTCCTTTACATTTACTTCAAAATGTGTTATAAAAAATATAACAAATGATAAAGGAAATATTATGTGGACACTTAGAGGACAATTCAGCGTTAGGCAATTCGATGAAACTACAGGAAAACCTAGAACTGAAGGTCCTCTTGAGTGGACTACAATAACAGTTAACACTCAAGAAGAAGCTGAAGAGTGGTGGGAATGTAGAACTAGTACTAATTGCAAAGTCAACAGAGTTAGTAGTATGTTTGATCCAAATGGTACTGTTGTTAAAGTAGCATTTAATTAACTACGAATTAGATATAGATTGTAAATGTAAACGAATTCGTTCGTTTCTATCATCTATTGCATCTATTGATTTTTCTATTGCCAATTCATAAGCAGCAAGTTTTTCTTTAGTTGATTCTTCTTCTGGTGGTGCAAATGGCTGAGTAAGGTATGCGTCAAAAGGAATGTCAATATTAGCTTCTGTTATAGTTTTAGATTCATAATGATTTATCCAATATACAGTTCCTCTAAGATCAGGTCCTATAGTCCATCCAGATTCACCCCAAACCGCGCATTCTTTATCTGATAGATCTGGAATAGGAATTGCAGTTGCGTGGGCTGGAATACGATCATTACCTCCTAAAGGGCATGGTTTTGCAGTAGTTGTATTGGTATATACTTTAGTTTTTTTATCATAATTATATATTAATGTCATAATTAATTCCTTATATTTTAATGCAGTACATTACTTCAATATCATTTATATAAGTACCTCTAAAATCTGGAACATTAAAGGAGTTAGTGCCATCACCTATTCCGTATTTAATATCAATTGCAGAAAATAAATTTGAATATAATTTTCTATCGATACCTGAACCATCACATTCTAGCCAACCTTTGGGTTCTATTCCAACTGAAAAAGCCATAATACTTCCTGATGGAAGATTAATATTTTCAATTGCTTTAGTATTACTATTAATATTATCTGTATTAGTAGCAATATTTTTTTTATTAATAGAAATATTTTTTTTATTATTATCGATATTAATTATTGCTTTATTTAATTTTAATACAGTTACAACTCCTGTATTAGTCATTGTAACGTCACCAGACAAAGAAGCTGCAGTAAATCCCGCTCCGTTATTAATTAAAATTTGAGTATCTAATAGCATTTTAGATGATGCATCACCGGCCGCAGCGTCATCTCTAACTAAAACTGAATTGGCATCTATATCTTGAATTTTAGCATATGTGATTTCATCATCTGGAATTTTGACTGCCGTTATTGCATCATCTGCAATCATTTCATTAAAAACTTGAGTTTCTGTTATAATTCCATTTGCGGTTGAACTTCCAAGAACAGTATTTGCAACAGAAATATTTTGCATTTGAGAATAAAATACTTTATCATTATGTGTCATTTATCACCTTTATTTACATAATTATTTATTCAGGTTTATCTGGCCAAGTTACATTTGTAGGAAAGCCTTCTTGCGCTGGCAAGTCTCTCAAGGCTTGTCGATAAGTGCGCCACTCATCTGTTATGCGATCAGCTAAAGCCATCTCATCAGATGATTCTAGTAGTTTGTTTCGTTGTGATCGTACTTGTATTGCATTTGCAATTACAGGGTCAGTTTGAAAGTCAGGCCAATCAGCAAGGCTTGCATCATCATCAAATACTGCGCCAAGACCTGTTTCTTTGTTATAAAATATTTTAGACATTAGTTTATCCTTACTAGTATATTATATTGTATAGTCTTTAGACATGATAGACCCTCATATTTCCGTTTCCGCCATTTCCGCCATTTTGACCTGCGATACTTCCACCGCCGCCACCGCCTCCCGGATATGCTCCATTCTGCCCAGCCGTGCCTCCTGCTCCAGCATACTCGCTAGTGTCCGCTGGGAAAAATCTGCCCTGTGGCCCATTAGTTGTGTAGTGTTGAGCATAACCGCCACCGCCGCCAAAAATGCAATGATATTGGTTAGTAATATTTTGATTAGCGGAGGTTTGAGTAGCAGGGCCACCGCCGAAAGTCGAGTTACCCCCAGAAGGCAGAGAATAGGTGTTTTCTATTCCGTTTTCGTTTGCAATATTTACGACAAAATTGCCGTAACTTCCAATTGCCAATGTGTAAGTAGAAGGAGCGTAAAACTTAAAGTTTAGGTTGTTGCTTGGTGAATAGACAGTCCCACCATTTGCGGCTGTTAAAGTAAGAGTTGAATTACTACCGTTTGTGTTATGCTGATCAGATGTGCTGCCAGTGGCACCTGTTCCTATCACATAAGTTGCACCGTCTAAAATACCCGCAGTTGTGTAAAGTAGCATTGCGCCACCGCCAAGTCCTCCGTCTGCGTAAACGCCAATGGTGCTGACTTGAACTCCTTTACCGCCACCTCCGCCCCCACCGACAAGATACGCCCACACGTAATCATCGTCAGACAAGCTGCCTTTTGACCAAGTTCCACTAGTTGAATAAGTGTTTGTTGGTGAACCCCAATTAGAAGGAAAAACAACATTACTAGCATCAATATTACCTGTAATTCCATAACCTGCTAAGGTAGTTGGAGTACTTGTTAAATCTGAAAATGCTACAGGCGCTGATAAGGTTCGTGAAAGTCCTAATTTTACCCAGTTCGCACCATCATATTTCCAAGTTTTTCCACTTAAAATATACGTATCGCCCGTCGTTGGATTTGTTGGATATGACATTCTCGTTTCTCCTAATTACTTATATTCTATTCAGGTTTAGTGGGCCAAGAGATTGTATTAGGAAATCCTGACTGTTGTGGTACATTTAATAAGTTAGTTCTATACTGTGCCCATTCTGTTTGTTTGCTAGATGAAATATCAGCCCAACGTAAAGGATTTGACACTAAAGGATCGACTTCTGTAAGTAGCTTATAGTCACGATCAGAACGAACCTGCTCTGCTGTTTCTGTGTCTAACTCTTCCTGAGTGGGTGCTACATAAGCTGTAAAGTTTGTGCTGATCAAAGACATTACAGCATTGTTATCAATAGTCGTATCAGTGTCGGTAGGGTCTAAAGTGTAAGGTATCCAACCGTAATCAGGATGATTAATTTCTACATCCATTAGAGTATTGTCTGCGTTAAGTGATTGTGCATTACGCACTTGTGTAATTGTAATAGTCATTATGAAATTCTCACAAATAAAGTTGCTCTTTGATTAAAGCCACCGAATGCACTGCCAACGTGGCCCATTGCTTGCCATGTACCACCCGGTGATCCACTTGGAGAAATGATTATATTATTACCTGCAGACCTAGATACACCAGCGTATGTCAACGAACTACCAGAGTATGACGACCCTACATTTATGTAACTACCTTGTGCTGTTGATGTCCGCATCAGAAAGGCATAAGTACCAACGCCTCCTAGAGTCGTACTACTTGATGCAGATGCAAATGTAAATCCACCACTACCGTCTGTTGTTAGTACTTGTCCACTTGTTCCATCAGTAATACTTAGGTCAGTTAATACTGAATTACCTGCTAAGGCTGTTGTACCAGTTGTACCCAATGCCAGCGCATCAGTAATTCCATAACCTGCTATTGTTGTTGGAGTACTTGTTAATTCGGAGAATGCTGTATCTGCATGTACAGTTTGTGAAAGTCCTAATTTTACCCATCGCGAACCATTGTATTTCCAAGTTTTTGATCCTAAAATATATTCGTCACCGGTTGTCGGGTTTAA